CCATGACGCTCTTCTCCTACATAAATAGCAGCGGATTCAGAAGTATCCCAATATACAATAGACACAAGACATTTAGTCCTAATAATGGTATCTATATTTGCTGATGTAGGATTAACGAGAGCTGTAAGTGTGGCTCCATCATAATAGATAATATGGATGCCCTCTACATCGGTTATTTGAACAGTATCGCCTGTAGTAGTATATTTTACTCCTGCAATCCAGTAATCAAAGTTTGTACTTGTTGGTTGTATCGACAATGTTCTATCTGGAGTAGAGTCTGTCCAAGCCAAAGTAGATGTAGTTTTTGTAGCAAAACCATTTTGATCCCATTCAGATCTTAATGGAGAATTAGTTGATGCACTACTATCTACATATTGCTTATGGGCTGCCTGAAGGGCTGTAGTAGGATTGTCACTTGGTAGTATTGGATAATCAGTAAAAGTTTTAACTCCTCCAATATTTTGTGCTGTAGTGGTTTTTACATAAGTTTCTTCTAAAGCTGTATCCGGAACTGTTCCTGCTAAGATAACATCTCCATGTACTTGTCTACTTCGTATACCTACTAATGTATATGTGCCACTGTCATTTATAAATATTATAGAATCAGTATCTTCTAAAGCAGGCATGGTATCTGACTCTTGTAATACTGTAGGAGAAGAGAAATCCCACCATAAATATAATTTATTGGAGTTTCCATCAGCTATGCTATAAGAAACATCCCTATATTTAACTGTTACTCCAGTCCATGCTATATATCCGGCTGATGGACTATTATTTGTTATCTGCATTTTATCCTCCTTTTAAATTATCTGTAAGTTATTATGTGGACCTGTCCATAAGGGCCTTTGTTCTTCTACATCTGGACCAGTAGCTATTATATAATCTATATTTATTTGATAAGTTGATGTAGATATCCAAGCAGATAAGTCAATTTTTATATATCTAATATTATTTATGTTTATTACTTGCTTATAATAAGATCCTGGATATACCCATAATTGTGTAGCAGTTTTGTTTTCAAAAACACCATTTGTTGAAGGAGAAATAGTCATATATCCTAAATCATCCCAATCATTTTCTCCAAAATGAGCTCTTAAACCTAAGTTATCACTAATATCTTTTCTAACCCACATAGATAATGTAGTATATTGAGAATTTAAATTTTTAATTCCTCCGGCACTAACCAGATCAAGTTTTGCTTCATGTGGAGGACTTCCTAATGGTGTTTTAGTCATTTTCATACTGTTAATACCTTGGACTTTATTAACTGAATCATCTGACAAGGTAATATTACCTTGAGAAGTCCACTGTGTATAATCTTCACAATTGGTAAGCACTAATTCAGCCATTATCCCACCTTCCATCTAAATTCAAGCCAATATAGTCTGACTTCATCTGTGTCTGCATTTGCATCGGTCTTACCTTGCAATCGTATCTTGCTGGTATTCTGGGCAATCCATCCTATAGAGGATTGAGGAATTTTTGCTGTAGCTATCTGTCGCTTTCCGGATGTAGAACTTGAAACCTGCTCATCTCCTATATCAAATGCACTGCCTAAGCTAGGATTATGATCTGAATTAGGACCTACATTGGTCACTCTAAGTTGCATTGTATGTCGTTTATTTGCTTCATCTATACTATATTCATATCTTACTGTAACATCTTTTCCATTGTAATTCCTTGGTATAGGGAAGTCCATTTTAGCATCACTATATTCTCCCTGGGCAAAACTTAGATATTCATTAAATCCTGTATTTGCTGCAGCAGTATCATTTGTTTTATCCGGAGGATTGGGCCCATCTAAATCAAATGCTGAAGGACTCAAAATAAAAGCATTTTTAGCTAGACTATCATCTGCAAGCTCCATATGTTTTTTAATTTTTATCCAATCTACTTTCAGTCCATCTGTTAGACTATCTGTGGCTCCGGTCACAGTGATTGATTTAACACCTAAATTCGCTCTTAAGGCAAATTCAGCAATTAAATTTATCCATGAGTTTAATAACTCATGCCCTTCATAATCAATACCTCTAACCAGAGGCATGATAAATATGTCATTGGTATTGTCGGTATATAAAACATTTAAAGTTACTCTACTTTTTACTTTAGCATCCCATAGATTTTGAGCAGTCACTAATTTAAATTTAATATCACTCTCAAAAGTGACTGGCAGATCTCCAATATTATCACTGGCCAGTACTTGTACCAGAGTACCTGTTTCTCCAAAGAGGAAGTAATACGTCCCATCCCATCCAAGTAGCACCAGTTGAGGCCTATCGTCCATCATCCATCCTCCCCATAGCTGAGCATCATCTCCACCTTCTCCGATCTCTAGCTCTAAATTTACTCCGGTATTTGATGAAGCACCTTCTGCAATTACATTAGTGGCGGTCCATCCGGTAGTATCTCCAAGTTCTGCTTCAGAATTAAATAGTAGATTGTCCTGGGCTCTAATATCATCTACATAGATAGTTGTATCTTCATCAGCATTAATACATCTAAAGCCCAGATAACGGACCTGATTTAATTCATCCTGAGAGATATCAGATAGATCTATTATTTGCTTTTCCCAAGTATCTGCTTCATTTATAATTATATCAAAAACATTATCACTCCAGGCAGACATCCCAAAGCCAAATCTTAAAATTGTTCCGGCTCTTGAAGCTCTCATCCAGAAACCTATGATATTCATAGTCCTTATATCTTTTTCATTACCACTACCTAAATCAACATAAGCAGATTCATCTAATGATCCTGATAAATAAAAGCCTATCATTCCAAATCTGCCATTAGCCCAACTGGCTTTTGTTGTATTAGAGGCTATATCACCGGATCTATTTTGGGCTTCAGAGGTTCCTGCAGCGTAGATATAATCTGTACAGTAATATCCAATATAATCATCTTTGTAAACTTTTAAAGTGGTCCCAAAGGTTTTATTTAGATTTTCTCCGGAAGAGACATTAATAAGATTAGTTTCATTTCTAAATATCCAATTATTACCACTTTCATAAAATGCTTTAGCTTTAATCTTGCCTGCATCTTGGGTATAAACATCCATCTTGTGTAAAGTCCCTGGATTAGGTGCCTGGAAATACGTATTTTCTAATGTGGTGCCTTTGATAAGAGAGCCTGTTACTGCAATAGCATGTGTTATATTTTGAGTCTTTCCAAATAGAGAAGTTATTTTTAAACTGTTTGCACCCTCTTTTTTTATTGTGCCTTCATCAGCAAGTGCAAAATTAGACGCATCTGAAGTGTTCCACTCACTTGCTGTATCACAATTATGTAAAACTATGCTTCCCATTAACTTGCTTCCCTTATACTTTTTTTAATTCCCAAAATTTCACAGCCAAGACCTCCATCATAATTATAATTGTATCTTATAGGCACAATATCAGTTGATGGCAGGCCATTTGTAGCATCTATAGCTGTAATAACATCATTTAGCTCCAGAGAAGGGTACCCTCTGGTATTAAGTTCCACATAGGCAGTCTCATCACTTACTAAAGCCAAAATTCTATTGCCATATGCAGTGGCAGCAGCATTTGTTTGAACTAAGTAATTATCAAGATATTTCTTTTTGGAGCCTACTTTTCCATAGGCAACAGCATCTTGTACTTCTATTTCATCTTGAATCACATCCATTGGATGTCCAAAAACTTCAATATCTACGGTTAAATTAGCTGAAGCAGAATTATCAATTTGCATTGACATTCCCCAAGTTCCTATAGATACATCTCCTATAGATACATGTACAGCATTATTTATTCTAATATAGCCCACAAAAGCTACAGGACTATTGGTAAATTCTATATTACTTAAAGTTACTCCGGAAGCAGGGATTGATACACCTTCTAATTTTAATACTGATTGCAGAGGATTTAAGGTAAATTGGCTATACCGTACATTTACTTCTGAGTAGACATTCTCAAAGTTTTGAGGCATATTTGAATTAAAAATTAAATCTGTGTCTTGCATAGTAAGTACAGCTGCACTTAAAGTGCTATTTGATGTGACGGTGATCTTACCGTCCCTTGACATGGTTACATTGCAATTAAAGGCTTCTGCCATTTTAGTCATAGCTTTTCTTACTTTACCTTTAGGGAAAAATGCTATTGGCATGGTATCATTTGACAATGTAGCATCTATGGTATAATTATCTGAAGCTAAGCCGATAGATTGAAATAAGGTCTCCCACATTTGATATCTTGTTATATTTTGCATAGTGGGAATCAATGGTATTTCTTTTTCTCCTGTTTTAAATAGGAAATCATGACAGATAACAGTTGCAAATGGTTCTCCTGAATCAGCGTCCCATTCAGTGGACCAATACAGCCCAAGAGATATCCATTCAAATGATGTATTGCCTGATGCATCAGTAACTTGTAAACCATAATAAGGCTCTATTTTTACATTTGGATTTAATTTCCCATAATAAGGACTAGACACATTATCAGCTAAAAATTGATTTTCATCATTCCTTAAAGTTATTACTATCTCATCTGAAGATACGGCCCCAAGAGGAGTTTCGCCTTCAGCCTGAGTCTCATTTAAGAAACTTATTCCGGCAACATTGTCACTGCCTAAAATAGTAGGTGGAGAACCTTCTCCATCAAAGTATATTTCTACTTTAGGTTTCTCATTCCTACTAGCAGCTTTTATTGCTGTTTTGTAATAACTTGTTGTTGTAATCATTTCTATCTCTCAATTAATTGGAAACCGATGTCCTTGTATACCCAATATCCAGCATTATCTGTCCTAAATGGAGTTTTACTAACAGCTCCAGCATATACTGTATATTCAACTTCTACTCCATTTTCATTAATATTTAATGTATGAAATAATGTTGGAAAATCCTGTATAATATCTAAAATTGTTTGTAGATCACTATGCGATATGGCATCATATACAAATTGGAAAGTGCTTTTCTCTGCAACAAAACTCATTGTCATGAGGCCTGAAGCTACTCTTCCTACATGAGCTGTAACTGCATATGTTCCTATTATTATTGGTTTCGTAGGATTTTTAATTGTAGTTCCATCAAGTTTTACTATTAAAGCCATTATGATACTCCTACACTTCTTCTAATATTTTCTCTTCGTCTAAGAACATATAATTTCTTGTCCAGATCCATCATTCCTTTTTTATCTATAGGTACTGCAATATAGGACATTTCTTGTATTGAAGGAGCTTGAGCTCCATCTCCTGAGCCTCCTATTGCTGAAGCTATAGCATCTGCCCAGGGCTTTAAAGCCCTTGCTGTAAGTGGTGTGTAGGCCTCCGGCCTACCTGCTTCTGCAGCTCTAACTATTTGCTCTTTATTTAAAATGCCACCTTGGGCCATACCTGGGATATTTCCAACACCTATTCCTCCTCCTACTCCAGCTCCAGTTCCGATAGGAGCTATATCAACTCCAGGTATTTTGTTAATAAGCTCAATTGCTAAATTCACCATTGATCTAATAACATTTATGATAGACTTTGCCGCATTAGTTACCTTTCTTACCATGCCAGTAAACATATCTCCTATACTATCTGCTATATGTTTACTGGCCATAATGAATGAAGCTCCTAATTTGGTTGCGAAAGTCTCAACATAAGCTACAAAGCCTGGAAAAAGTCTTTTTATCAGTTCAAAATTGCTATTAACAAACTTCCAAATAGCATCACTTACGCTTTTGAAGAATGTTATATAAGCTGTTTTAAGATTATTTATTAAATTCCTATAAGCACTTATAACATTGTCAATGAAATTTCTCACTGCAGCTATTATATTTTTAGTGAAATCCATTATTGCTGTTCCTACATTGATTATCCATGTCTTCCATGCAGCTCCTAAGTCAGCTCCAAATTGATAGAATGCACCAAAAATATTTTTATATAAATTAATAAAGGCATCTATTATAGCTTTAAATGTTTTTGCGTTTAGTATTTCTTGGAAGAATGTCTTAAAGGCTTCCCATAAATTTTTACCTAAATCTTTTATAGCCGTCCATACATCTTTTATGAAAGTCCAAAGGCTTTGAACTAAATCTATAAATAATTGCTTGTAGGCATTCCAAATATCTACTACAAATTGTTTTATAGCATTCCAAATATCTTTAAAATACTGCATAAATGCTCCAAAGAAGTCTTTTAAAAATTGCCAGTAAGCTCCTAACAAATCTTTCATTAATTGCCATAAATTTTTGAAGAAACCTTTAATCGCCTCCCAAATTTTTTTGAAAAAATCTACTATTTTTTTCCATAGATCTCCAAATAAATCTCCTATATCTCCTAGGGCCTCTTCTGCAGGTTCTACCCAATCTGGCCATTCCATTTCAGGTTCGAACATCATATCAGGTATTTCTGGAATTTCTACTCCTGATATATCAGGGATGGCTAACTTATCATATTTTTCAGGTATGGCATAAACCTCATCAAAAGCTAGTAGATACTTTTTCAAAGCTTTTTGTGTATCTTTTATTTGGTCTTCCACATCTTCAAAATCTTCGGCTACTTGTTGAGTGCCTTCACGTATTACATGTAATTGTTCATCTAAAGCATCTGCATCTATAATATCTTCCACTTCAATAGGTTTTAATATATTGGATGTATCTAAGCCAAAGAAACCCATCAATTGTTCCCATAGACCTTGAATAGCCTTACGAACTCTCGGTATTGACATAGCTAAAGCAATTAAGGCGGCCAGGACTACCATTATTATAAGTCCCCATTTATTCATGGCTGTAGAAGCTAATCCTATCATAGCAGCTAATTTAGATATTGCCTGAGCAACTCCAAGAACAATGGTAAACATCTTCATTATTGTTATAGCAGCCAAGAGTGAAAGAGCCAGTCTTGATAAAACAGTATTGCTATAAAAAGCCCACTGAGCAAATTTAGCAAGTGCTTGTGCTGCAAGACTTAATATAGGTACTAGGGCTCCAACAATCCTAATAAATACATCAAATAGTACTTCTCTTAGTGGAGCCAAAGCTTGCCATAATTGGGCTACAGCTCTACCAAAGGTAATCATATGAGCTATCATTTGTCTTAGTGGCTCCTGATATTGTTCCGGAACTAGAGCTTCAAATAATCCACCTATACCTGATTTAACTACAATATCTCTTAGTTCTTCCAGTCTATCAGTTATTCTTGATAGGAAACCTTGGAAAGTTTTATATAGTCCTCCAAAGACATCCTTGGAAATAAGTAGCATATCATCTTCTATTGTACTGAGCAGTCCTCCGACTGTTCTAGCTAATCTTTCTGCAGCTCCTCCAAATTTCCTTTCCAATCCTCGTAGAATGGCAGGTATAACAATATTAGCTTGTCCTTCAGCTTGCATTCCTATATTTCGTATTTCTTCTTGTGTTAAACCTAATTCTTCTCTTAAGATCTGGAATATAGGTATACCTGCAGCACCGAAGCTTATTAATTGCCTGGCCATCATACGGCCTTGAGCTCGGACCTTACCTAATGTAGCTACTAATTGAGTCATTCCTGCAGGACTTACTCCTATAATAGCTGAGGCATCTGCCAATGATTCTAATATAGGTAAAATCTCTTGTGCTGCAAAACCATAACCTAATAATTGCCTGGTATTTTTGGTTACATCCTCCATCTGGAATGGAGTTACTGCAGCAAAGGATTCTAATTCTCTAAGAAAAAGTGTTGCCTGGCCTAATCCACCAAGCATTAATTCTAAGGCAAGGTAAGCCTGCTCCATTTGAACCATGAAATTCCATAGAGCTTTTGATGCCTCTTGAATAGGTTGCAGGATACCTCTGTATAATACCTGTGATAATAGAATACCCGCAGCTATTCTTTTAATATCTTTTAGAAAACCATATGTTTTTGAACCTGCTGTACCAAGAGCTCCTGCAGTAGCCCTAATATTCTTTTGGGCCTTACCTCCAAAAGCATCAGTCATTAATCTATCAGTCTCTTTAAGATTTTTCGATAATTTTGTACCTAAAACATTCTCTAAAGTGGTCCCTGTCTTTTTGGACATTTTTTCTACACTTTTTAGAGCACTTTTAAACTGACTATATATTAGTGATAATTCTGCTCTTATATCGCCAACATCTACCATAAAAACTCCTTATAGCACTTGGTCAATGAATGCTGTAGGTTCTTCTTTTTTCCTATCTGGATCATTTACTTGGCAATGGATATCTATAAGTGCTAACATTTCTCTAGGAGTAGATCTCCAAAATTCAGCTTCACTCATATTAAACATTACTCTTCCTATGTATTTCATCCAGGGCCAATCCCAAGTATCTTCTACTGGTTCATTGTAGACTGGCCTTCTGTGTTTTTTACTGAACTATCTACATTAATAGCTTCTTTAATAGTTTCCTCTGCCTTGGCTGCTGCAGCTTCTCTTCCTACCTTATCTTCTACTTCTGGCATAGAGGCTTTTAAAGCTTCAGCAAGTTGTGGACCTATTCTTTTTATGGTGTTCAGATCCAGTAATGCTCCAGCTTCTCTTTCAGTAATATTTGGATTTTCAAAAAGTAAACCTGCCCAAAATATAGATCTTAGAGCTTTAATGCTCACCTTTCGGGCAGGCTCTTCTTTTCCTGTATCAGGGTCAATTACCATTATAATTTTACCCTCTGAATCTTTTTGAATTTCTCCACCTAAAGCATTTAATGCATCTGTAAGCGTACCATATTTTTCTTCTAAATCAGCGAAGGCATTAAAATCATATTTTAAATGATATTCTTTACCTTCAATTTCAATAGGTACTCCTTTTACTTTTACATCTTGTACATTACTCATCGTTTGACCTCCTTAAGGCTTTTTAATTTTTATTTACTTCTGCTTTTTTACGGTGCGTCAATAGTTGCTACTGTGAACCAATTGGTTCCGGTTGCAGCCTGATATCCACTTTCATCCTCATCAGCCTGTTTCAACCACATCTCATCGTAATCTCTCTTGACGAAATGTCCTACTATTGTAGGTGTCTGGAAATTGACACTATCATCCTTGGTTTCATGATTAAGCTCAGGTTCTCTGAATTTACCTTTCACTAGCCAAGCATATCGGTAATTACCATTTGATTTCAATGCCTTGAAACCAATAGCGACCCATATCGGAGTGTCCGTGGCCAATCTGGTCATTATTCCGGCACTTATAGTATGGCCCAATAAGACAGCTTGGATATTCAATGGAATATCTGCAACTACCAGCTCAAACTCTATATTACCTAACTGAGTAGCTACCTCAAGAGGACCATCGTCAGCAAATAGAGTTTCTACGACTGAGTTTGGATTAATATTTGCGGTTATGATACCAGTGATGATCGTAGGAGTGTCATACACTACTCCACCTGAAGCATCTGATGTCAATGTAGCATAATATAAGTTACTCAGTCCGACCTTTACGCCATTAATTGTTCCCATGTTATCTCTCTCCTTTCTTATTCTTCATCATGGGCAGTTACTCCCATGTTAAATAGATAAATCGATCTCTTACTCTCATCCTCTTTTAGTTTAAAAGGGGATTGACGGCAACTAAAAATTGCCCATCTTGATGCTGTT